GTTGGCGGCATACTGAGCACTACACGTTGCAGAAACAATGGTTTTAAAGAACCTAACCCCATCAACAGTTGCCGCAGAACCCGTAGAAGTTATGATGTCTGTTATAGTCTTGTCATTCAGGTCCGTTCCAACGATAGTTACCGTTTTTTCATTATCATTTGCCCCCGTAGTGGTGACAGATAATTTACGGGCAGTGTCGGCATTGGACGTAGCGAAGAAGGTATTAACTAACGTAAACGTAGTCGTTGGCCTTGCTGCCGTCGCGATAAACGTGGTGGAGGCAGGATCAAATACGCCAGATACAATGCTTCCTTCTACCGTTGTAGCGGTAATGTCTGAGCCTGCCATAACAGAACCCTCCTATAAATGAAGGCGGGGCATTAACCCCGCCAAATTAAACATTAGGTTGCAAAAAGAAAAGCACCAGTAGTACCTGCGCCAATCGGCTGGAAGTTAAACGAAACATTCCACAGACCTGTTGTTGTGCAAGTAAAGTAGATGTAAGAACCAATGCTGAACAAGTTTGTTGCTGCGCCTGCTGGAGTAAACTTCAACAAAGTTTCCCCCGCAGTAGACGTATCAAACACAACTGCTGCGCCTGTACGGCTTTCTATAACGCTGCCTGTTTCATAAGCATCTGTGCCCGCACAATCAAAGCTCAAGAAGTTAGTGCCGCCAGTAGTGTCTACGGACTGAGCGTGGACAACAACAACACCTACTGTCGCTGCTGGCAGAGTAGTAACTTGCTGTGCGGCACCAGTGAATGGGTTGACGTTAATTCCAGCAGCGTAAGTAACTGTACCAGCGGTGGCTTTAGCCGTTACAGCTAGACCGTTCAGCGCGGGGTGCGCACCACCAGAAAGGATAGACCCACGTACCGTAAGATCGCCGCCTATAATGGCGTTGTTTCCGTAGGTAGAATTAGTAGTGTCTACGCCAGTTGTAGCGTTGGTTGTTATGTCTTGAAAACCGTTCTGCGAACGCACTGGTCCGCTGAAAGTAGAATTACCCATGAGAATCTCCTGTCGGGGTTAAGTCAGCCGCAAAGTACGACTGTCAGGGATGCCCTACAGTACACGTTTTCAAAACAAAAAGAAAGGGGCAACCGAAGTTGCCCCTTGTCCCCCTTGGAAGGAGAGGGTCTTAGGCTCCAGGGGAGCCAAAGATACAACGTGGATCGCTGAAGCCGAAGCTATAACGTTCCCGTGCTTTGAAGCGCATGTTCCCTGTGTCGAAATCAGCTTCCATGTTAGTGGAAAGCGGAGTCCGCTCAAAGTGAACAAAGCCTCGAGGCGCATCAGTTTTGATGAAGAACGCATCTGGATCAGTGAAGAAGTCATTGACGGAATATCCGTCAGGCAACATACCCATTGATCGAATAGCGTTCGTATCGTTGTCTGATGTGCCAACACGCAAGTTGGAAACCATCAAACGTTCTGCAACGAATTGCAGTTGACGAGGAATCATCAACTTCATGCCACGAAGAGCAACCTTCAAACCGCGTTCGTCAACATAGCCAGCGATGTTGATCAAAGCATCTTCAAGAGATGTTTCATTCAAATCCGCAGGAGTTGTCGGTTCGTTGGCAAAAGTCCCACCGTTTGTAAGCGGGTGATTCGTAGCACAAAGTGCAACGCCGTCGCCGCCAGCAGAAGTACCCGCAGTGAACGCATTGTTCAGAACTGCAGCAGCTTTAACCTGCTTAGAGTGAGCCATTGAACGAGCGAGGGCTTTCGTGTAACGACTGCCAAGGCGGTCATACAAGTTGTCCTCGATTGCTTCCTCAGTAATTGAGAAGGCGAGCGCAACGGTTTCGTGGTTGTAACGAGCACTGTATGCTTCGTTAGCGTCGTCGAAGTTAATGGCAGAACCTTCTGATTTAGTAGGTGCTGCTCCAAAACCGGATAGCATAACTTCTTCCTCGAATGCTCTATCCGAAGCTTCAGTAGTGAAAATCTCAGCGTGTTGGTTTTCGTACCTACCGTACTCCATACCAAAAAGTGCGTTGAGGCCGGGTTCTAGCTCTTTTGCCAGTTGTGCGCGTGAAATAGCCATTTTTTAGACCTCCTTTATATGCCGAGAGACGTAGGAGTACCTGCAACAATACCACCATTGGCGGAATTAAAGCTTGTATTCAAACGTACGATTAATGGGACACCAGCGACTGTGAAGTCGGCATTGTCAGGATCTTCTTGAATCCCAATAACACGCAACTGCAGTGCAGCAGTATTAGCAACAGTATTCAAATCGGCGGTTGCCGTAGAAATACCAGAAGTGTCATTGCCCGCTGTAGCAGTAGCCATCGCGATGTTCTTAAAGACCATTGCGCGGACTTCCGCTTCAGTGTTTACTGCTGCGACGACATTAGACGTTGCAATAGTGAACGTCTGCATTGGGTTGTCGTACACGAACGCTGTGACAGGGAAGGTTGGATCTGCACCAGCCCCGTTACCTTGCCAGCTTGCAGAGAAGATTTTCTTGCCATCTGATAGGCGAACAAACTCGCAGCCCCAGAAAACACCCAAGAATGCAACGTTACCACCAGCAGCAGCTTGCGCTACAGAGATAGTTCCGCCTGCAATGGGTATCACGGGAGAACCCTGATACATTTTAGTATTGTTGTTAGACGCAATGCGGTACTGAGTTGCCCCAGTAGTATTCGCACCCTGCCCAACAATGCCGATTGGGCGTAGCCCAAACGATCCGTTAGAATTTGCCATAATAGCACCTCAAAAGTTACTCGGAGCCTTTTTGTGAGCCTCCGAAGGATACACGACTTTGCCGACTGTTAGTTATCGGCATAGAAGGATGTTGGTCCTTCATTAAATCCTGATCTACTGCTACCATTTGTTCGCGGGTCCGGGTCCCGTAATACGCGGATCGTTCATTGGCGGTTTCGACAGGTATGCGGCACAGCATCAGTCCACCTTGTCCGATGATTCCCTCAAATCGACCTTCGTCAATTGTGGGTGCTTCGTAGTCTGGATACTCGTCCTTACGAACAGGTTCCCATCCTTCGCGTAGTTTGGTGTTGACGTTCATCTTATCGTCTTCACCGCGCATTGCGGTACGAATCCAACGATGCACATAGCCCACAGGGGGCTCGGGTGCAGCAAGGCGGCTGGGCGGGGCCCATGGTTTACGGCGCGTTTCTGTTTCGCGTGTTTCGCTTGCGCGAGGTTTTCTGTCAGTCATGTTCTCAATCCTTCACATACTTTGCATATTCTTCAAGCGGGACGTTTAAACGTTTTGCCATCGCAATTTGTGATGGTGATAGCTTCACCGACCTGCGCCCTGATTTAGCTGTACTGCGGGTAGCTGAAGCGCCAGCAGGTGCGACCTGTGCTCCGCCCGATCTTTTCGCCGCTTTGAATTTCTGTGGAAACTCCGAGCGCATGCGTTTGTCAACTTCACTATAGTACTCATCGCTCGACGGGTCAAACCCTTCTTCTTCAACTAATTTGCGATGAATGCCAAATGAAGCATAAGTCATAACTTCGTCTGAGCCAAACCATTCGTTTTTATCGGCCCAATCTTGGGCTCTAGGGTCTGGCGTAGCTGCCTTTTGCTGCGGTGCAGCGGCAGGCTGTTGTACTTCCTGTGCTGCAGGTTCGGCTTCCTGAACAGATAGACGTTGTTTAGCAACCCGAACACGCTCTTGCATGAGGGTCATTTGAGACAACTGCTCTTGCGCTGCAAACATTGCGTCGCTGTCACCATTGTCATACGCTTCACGATACTGCTGTTTAACAGCGGCAACCTGACTCTTAATACGCCCCTCTTCTGAGTTAACGTAGCCCTTATCCAAGTTTTTGACTTGGGTCTTGAGCTTGGTGTTCTCATTTAAAAGCCGTTGAGCCATAGTAACCGCTTCTTCACGGTCACGCTCTTCTTTACGGTATTTCTCCGTCAGCTTTTTAATCCGGCCCTGAACCTTTTGACTATAGCTTTCAAGCTCATCCTCATCAGGAGCAGGATCCGCTACAACATCTTCAGTTTTAGACGGAGTTTCTTCTGGGTCCGTAGAATCAATTTCGACTTCTACGCCTGTGTCCTCTTCATCAAGGACCTCTTCGTTTTCTTGTGACATTGTCATCTCCTAGACGTGCTTGATGTCGTCAGGTTCTAAGAGTGTGGCGATAACTTCATCATCGTTAATGATGCGAACTTCTCCACCGTCAATCTTAAAACGAGAACCGGAATATCGGCCAATACAAACCCATTGACCTTCTCCACACCAC